ATCGTCCCCTCGCAGGACGACATGAAGCCCGTCGACCCCGTGCAGGAGAACATGAACCTGCTGATGGGCAAGCCGGTCAAGGCGTTCATGGAGCAGGACCACGAGGCGCACCTCGCCGTGCACATGGCAGCGATGCAGGACCCGAAGATGGGCGAGATCATCGGCCAGAACCCCGCCGCGCAGCAGATCCAAGCCGCGGCCTCCGCCCACATCATGGAGCATGTGGCGTTCCAGTACCGCCGCGAGATCGAGAAGCAGCTTGGCGCTGCGCTGCCGCCGCTGCCGCAGGACGGGGACGACGTGAAGCCGCTGCCGCCGGCGATGGCCGCGCAGCTTGCACAGCTTACGGCGCAGGCCGCAGCCAAGCTCCTGCAGAAGGATCAGGCCGAGGCGAAGCTGCAGCAGGCAGCGCAGCAGCAGCAGGACCCGCTCTTCCAGCTTCAGATGCAGGAGCTTCAGCTCAAGCAGGCCGAGGTCGAGCGCAAGAAGCAGAAGGACCAGATCGACGGCCTGATGAAGGCCTACCAGCTTTCGCTTCAGGAAGAAGCGCAGGACACCAAGGCCGAGATCGACGGTGCGCGCATGGGCGTTGAGATCAAGCGCGCCGAGACGCAGGCCACTATGCAGGAAACGCAGGCACGGCAACGGCTCGCCGTGGACCTGTTCAGGGAAATGTCGTCGCTTGCCGGGCAGGACAAGGACGATGAGACGGAGCCGCAACCCAAGGAGTAATGAATGTCTGAGCAATCCGCTGTGGAGTACTTGCTGGATAAGTATTCCGAGCAGCGCGAAACGGTTTCCGGGGTGATTCTCTCCGGCAAGCTGTCACCCGACGAGTACAAGCGCCTGACAGGGGTACTGCAGGGGCTTGAGTTCGCACAGAACGTGGTCAAGGACCTCGCAAAACGCCTCATTGAGGAGGACGCACATGGCTGATGTTGATATTGAAGAAACCCGGCTGACGGCTGATGAGAAAGCCCGCCAGCTTCCCACCCCGAAGGGCTACCGGATCCTCTGCATGGTGCCGAAGATCGAGCAGCGCTGGGGCGAGACGGGGCTGATCAAGGCCGACGAGACCGTGCGGGTCGAGGAGCAGACCACCGTTGTGCTGTTCGTCGCGAAACTCGGCGATCTTGCCTACAAGGACGAGGCGCGCTTTCCCACCGGCCCTTGGTGCAAGGAGGGGGATTTTGTCCTCGTGCGGGCCTATTCGGGCACCCGCATCAAGATCCACGGCACGGAGTGGCGGATTATCAACGACGACACGGTTGAAGGTGTGGTCGAGGATCCGCGCGGCATTGGTCGGGTTTAAGGGGTAATCACATGGCAATCCAGCAGGAAGAATTCAAGTTCCCCGACGAGATCCCGCAGGCGCAGGACGCCGAGGCGGATGATTTCAAGGTCGAGGTCGTGGACGACACGCCCCCGGAGGACCGGGGCCGCACCCCGCTGCCCAAGGAGGTGGTGGAGGAGCTTGAGAAGGACGACCTTCAGGAGTACTCCGATAAGGTCCAGCAGCGCCTCAAGCAGATGAAAAAGGTCTGGCACGATGAGCGCCGCGAGAAGGAGCGGGCGATTCGTGAGCGCGAGGAGGCCCTGCGCGCCGCGCAGCATGCCTTTGAGGAATCCAAGCGCCTGAAGGCCCGCCTTGGCGATGGCGAGAAGCTCTTCGTCAAGGAAGTCACCAAGGCTGCCGAGACCGAACTCGGCGCTGCCAAGGAGAAACTCAAGGCAGCCTACGACTCCGGGGATTCCGACCAGATCGTCGCCGCGCAGGAGGCCCTCGCCGATGCGAAGCTGAAGCTGCGGGAATATCAGAATTACCGGCCCTCTTTACAGGAAGAGGATCCTGAGGTAAAAGAATCTCAACAGACGCAGGCACAGCCCGTCGTGGACCGCAAAGCTGAGTCTTGGCGGGCCAAGAACGAGTGGTTTGGTGCTGACGAGGAGATGACCGCCCTCGCACTGGGTCTGCACGAAAAGCTGGTCAAGAGTGGCGTTGATCCGCGTAGTGACGAGTATTACGAGCGGATCGACACGACGATGCGGAAGCGGTTCCCCGAACACGAATGGGGTGATGCTTCCGAAACGCAGGACGAAGAGGCCCCCAAGAAGCCCGCGCCCCGCGCAAAAGCGGCCAATAACGTGGCTCCAGCCACACGGTCCACTGCGCCCCGTCAGGTTCGTCTGACCCCGAGTCAGATCGCCATCGCCAAGCGCCTTGGCCTAACCCCCGAAGCGTATGCCCGTGAAATGATCAAGCTGGAGAGCAAGTAAATGGCCGAAAACACACAGAACCGTCTCGCCCGCGAGCTTGAAACCCGCGTGTCCGGCGAGCGCAAAAAGCAGTGGACGCCGCCCCAGATGCTGCCGACGCCGAACCCCCAGCCGGGCTGGGTTTTCCGGTGGATTCGCACCAGCCTCATGGGTCAGCCGGATAATCCGAACACCGCTGCGAAGTTCCGCGAGGGCTGGGAGCCTGTGAAGGCTGCCGATCACCCGGAACTGATGACCGCGACTACGTGGAAAACGGCGGGTTGTTGCTCTGCAAGGCGCCGGCTGAAGTGATTGAGCAGCGTGAGCAGTACTACCGCCAGCAGTCTCAGGCACAGGTCGAGTCCGTGGACAACAACTTCATGAGAACCGAGGACCGTCGGATGCCGCTCTTCAACGAGAAGCGCAGCACCACGAGCTTCGGGAAAGGTAAGTAATTCTTTTCTAGGAGACCTTCATGGCATACCCGGTCGTTGACGCCCCTTACGGGCTGCAGCCGGTGAACCTGATCGGTGGCCTCCCGTTCGCGGGTGCCACGCGTCAGTTCCCGATTGCGTCGAACTACGGCACGTCCATTTTCAATGGCGATGTCGTCCAGCTTGATGGCAGTGGCAACGTGATCATCACGACCCTGCAGGCGCAGACCTCGGCGGTTGCCGGCGTCATTGGCGTGTTCCTCGGCTGCTCGTACACCAGCCCTGCGACGAAGCAGAAGCTGTTCTCGCAGTACTACCCGGCCTCGACGGTTGCTTCGGACATCACGGCGTACGTCTGCGATGACCCGAACGCGCTGTTCAAGATCGTGTCGGTTACGTCGGCGGTTGCCGATAACGCCGCCGGTGGCCTGCTGCCGGCCTACAAGAGCCGTGCGAACGCGGTTCCGTGCAACGCCGAACTCGTGCTGAACACGGGCCTCGTTTCCACGGGCAACAGCCGCATGGGCATGTTCGTGAACAATGTCGCCACCGCCCTGCCGCTGCGTGTGGTGGATGTGGTGACCGACACGGCGAACGCGTCGGGCAACTTCGTTGAGTTCATCGTGAAGTTCAACGCGGGTTACCACGCTTACAACAACGCCGTTGGCGTGGCTTAAGGAGTACTGACACATGGCTATTTCTCGCGCACAACTCCTTAAGGAGCTTCTGCCGGGTCTCAATGCCCTCTTCGGCATGGAGTACTCGCGCTATGGTGAGGAGCACAAGGAGATCTACGAGACGGAGACCTCCGAGCGTTCGTTTGAGGAAGAGACCAAGCTCTCGGGCTTCTCGGCTGCGCCGGTGAAGAACGAGGGTGCGGCGATCCGCTACGACAACGCGCAGGAAGCGTGGACGGCTCGCTACAACCACGAGACGATTGCGCTGGGCTTCTCGATCACCGAAGAGGCGATTGAGGACAACCTGTACGACTCGCTCTCGACCCGCTACACGAAGGCCCTCGCCCGCGCGATGGCGTACACGAAGCAGGTCAAGGCGGCGTCGATCCTGAACAACGCCTTCGCGGCGGGTGTGACGGGCGGCGACGGGGTCTCGCTGTGCAACACGGCGCACCCGCTGGTCTCGGGCGGCGTCAACAGCAACACGTTCGCGACGCAGGCGGATCTCAACGAGACCTCGCTTGAGGCGGCGGTCATCCAGATCGCGGCGTGGACGGACGAGCGCGGCCTGCTGATCGCGGCCAAGCCGCGCAAGCTGATCGTGCCCCCGGCGCTGATGTTCGTGGCCAAGCGCCTGCTCGACACGGAGCTTCGCGTCGGCACGACGGATAACGACATCAACGCCCTCAAGGCGATGGGTTCGATTCCGGAAGGCTACAAGGTCAACCACTTCCTCACGGATAACAATGCGTTCTTCCTGATGACGGATGTGCCGAATGGCCTGAAGCACTTCGTGCGTGCGCCGCTGCAGAACTCGATGGACGGGGACTTCGAGACCGGCAACGTCCGGTACAAGGCCCGCGAGCGCTACAGCTTCGGTTGGTCGGACCCGCTGGGCATCTTCGGCTCGTCGGGGTCGAACTGATCGACCTGACCGGGTAACCGGTATTAAGAGGGGGGCTTCGGCCCCCCTTTTCTTTGTTGACAGGTATGAATATCGCGGGTAGCGTCCCAGATATTCTAGGTAAAAACCTGTCCTACCGACCTCCTAGAAGACGATGCACCGACGGTAGGACGGCACTTGTGCATGAGGAATAACCATGTCTTTCTCGACTTTCTCGGGTCCGCTGCGCTCTGGCACTGTCCGCGAGGGCGCCACCCGTAACTGTGGCGTGGCCGTTCTGGCCCAGACCAAGGTCGTCAATTTCAATGACGCCGCCACGGCCAATGCCGCGTTCCGTATTCCGGCGGGTTCGCAGATCACGCGCATCTCGTTCAACACCACGACGACCTTCACGGCTGCCACGACCGTTACGGTCAATGTCGGCGGCACGGCGGTTACCGCGGCGCTGACGGTCACGACGGGCGGGCTCTACGTCGCCACGAACGTGAACTCGCAGGCGGTGGGCCGGCTGATCTCGGTGGGCGCGTCGGATGCGGTGGTCACCTATGACCTCTCGGCGGGCGCTTCGTCTGCCGGTCAGGGCACGCTCATCGTTGAGTACATCCAGCGTCAGCCGGACGGCAGCATCAACCCGGTCAGCGTCTAATTAGTGGGGTAGTCCGTCATGGGCAAGAACACTAATTACAGTCCGACATTCCCGATGTATCCGGGCGGGGCGCTTGTCGTCACGCCCAGCGATACGGTCAACCTGACGTATCCGTCGGTGATCTACGTTGGGACGGCGGGCAACGTGCGGGTGATGACGGCTGAAGGGGACACGGTGACGTTCGTGGGCCTCGCCGCGGGAGCGGTCGTCCCCGTACAGGTCATCCGGGTCTATGCCACCAGCACGACGGCGTCGAACCTGATCGCTATCTACTAAGGGGCTTTTATGTCCTTTGGGTTTGGTTTTGGCTTCCCCCGGTCGCTGCTCGCCAAGGCCGTCGCCGCGCTGTACGGCCTGTTCATCCCCAGTGGGTCGGACAGGCTGATTACCTCTGACGGCGATGTTTTCCGGGTAACGGACCCTTAAATGGCTGATTACAACAGTTCATATACCGGCGCTCAGATCGACGCCGGTATCGGCCTTGCCAATACGGCGCTGCAGCCCGGCGGGGATCTCGGGACGCCGTCAGCCGGTGTTCTTACGAACGCCACGGGTTACACACTCGCCAACCTGAGCGGTCTTGGGACGAATGTCAGCACGGCCCTTGCTGTTAACGTCGGGTCTGCCGGGGCCGTCGTGGTCGATGGTGGTACGCCATCCGGACTGATCCTGACCAATGCCACCGGCCTGCCGGTTAGCGGGCTTTCGGCGACGGGTACCCCGTCTGCCAGTACGTTCCTGCGCGGTGACGGTAGCTGGCAGGTTGTCAACGCTTCGCCGGGCGGCGCCACTACTCAGCTTCAGTTTAATAATTCCGGCGCATTTGCCGGGGCCAGTGGCCTGACCACGACTGGGACTGAACTTACGATCACTTCGGGGACGAAGACGACTGACGCCCCGGTGATCAATGCTACCCAGACGTGGAATGCGGCGGGTA